CATATCTTTTGGGGTCATAGAGAAGATCTAATAGAGTTATTTGACGCTCCATTAGAAATCAGTAGTATAGAAGAAAGAGTTAAAATGAAAAGAGAAGATTATTGGAAATACTATGACTGCTATATTAGAACCGAATCTTATATTGGTAGTCACTATTGTTCTAATTTTGATGAAAGGATAAAAAAATGGCTACTTAAACCTGAACTATTTCTTTACGACAACGCTCCTAATTATAATGAAGCATTAGAATTAAGTAATAATTTAACTAAAAAAATATTTAAATCGTTTCCTAAAGAAGGAATAGATTTAGAATGGGATAAATATAATTGGAAGAAGTATCCTTATGAAAATCAATATTCTCAATTTGAAGAGAGATGGGATGAAGATGGATTCTAATTAAATAATTTTTTTAATAAAAGTTTGAATTTAAAATATTATTTCCTATATTTATTCTAGTATACATTAATCGATTAATAAAATAAAAAATGGCAAAGAAAAAGTTATCAAAAAAAGAATTAGAACAAATTCAAGATATTCAAAATAGAATGTCAGCGGTAAAAACTGAATTAGGTCAATTAGCATTAGCTGAAATTGATTTAAAAAATCGTAGAACTAACGTAGAAAATTATCTAGCAGAAACTAAAAATATGGAAACAGAATTAGTTACTAATTTAGAAAATTCTTACGGTAAAGGATCTATAGATTTAAACGAAGGAACTTTTCTTCCTGAAGTGGAACAAACTGAAAAAGAGGTTGTGCCAACGGTTGAATAATTTAAAATAGTTTTATATCTATCATGGGGGGAGGTTTTGTACCTTCCCTCCCTATTTATATACAGATAACTACCTGTAATTAGCAGGACTGGTTTACAAAATAAGCAGATATTTATAAAAGACATTTTAATAAACTTCATCAAACATGGCAGAAACAATTATCTCTCCAGGTGTATTCACAAGAGAAAATGATATTTCATTTATTCAACCAGCCCCTGTAGCAGCAGGTGCGGCTATTATTGGACCAGCAGTAAAAGGTCCAGTAGAGGTACCAACACTCGTTACTTCTTATAATGATTATGTAAGAAAATTTGGAACAACTTTTAGTTCAGGTTCAACTTCGTTTGAATTTTTAACTTCAATTGCGGCAAAAAATTATTTCCAACAAGGAGGTAATTCTCTTCTAGTATCAAGAGTAGTAACAGGTTCGTTTGGTAGAGCAACTTCTACTAACATTACTAACTTAACAACAGCTACTGGATTAGGCTTTGCTAGTGGATCACTTACACTTGCAAGAGTTGCAGTAGACAACCAAGAATTTAGAGTAGGAAATATAAGTTCAGGAGGTTCTACTCTTACTTATAGATTCGTTGCTTCTGGTAACCCTATTCCTACTGATGATACTGATGGTTTAGTATTTTTCTTTTCTACAGGTTCAACTGCAGCTGCTTCAGCTGAAAATTTAAAAGAAGAAATTAATTCAGCTTTTGCAGGTTCACATGTTTCTGCAAGTGTAGATTCAGCTAAAATTATACTTTCAGGTTCTGCAGCAGGTATAGCAGCTAACGGAATAACATTCTCTACTGGTTCTGAAACAGGAACGTTTGAGTCTGATAATTTGTTAGGATTTACTTTAGCTGGAGGATCAAATACTACTACAGCTACTACTAATTCATTTTTATTAGAAACTTTAGGTAAGGGTATAATTTATAACAACTCTACTGGAGCAACAGATGCTGGAGTTCATAATACAGATAGTTCATTAGTATCAGGATCATCTGATAACTTAAGATGGGAAGTTTCTAACGTTAATTCATCATTAGGTACTTTTACTTTAAGTATTAGACAAGGTGATGATAGTTTAAAAAATAAAGTAGTATTAGAAACGTACAATAATCTTTCATTAGATCCAAACAACGATAACTATATAGAAAAAGTTATCGGTAATCAGTACCAACAAATTAATACTTCTGAAACTCCTAACTATATAGAAACGATAGGTGAGCATGTAAATAAATCTAACTTTGTTAGAGTCTCAGCAGTAAATGCACCGACATTAGATTACTTAGGTAATGACGGCTTAACTGTTAGAACAGATGGACAGAATGTTTCTTATTCTGCTTCACTACCTATAGCACAATCAGGATCGTTCCATGGAGCTACAGGAGCATTATTTTCTTCTGATAGAGAAGCAAAATTCTTTAAAAATATAAGTAATACCGATACTCAAGGATTGACAGCAGGATGCTACACTAATATTATTTCAGTACTAGAAAATACAGACGATTATCAGTTTAATATTCTTAGTGCTCCAGGTTTAATATACGATCATGCTTCTCATATCACTCCTTTAGATAGTATTATTTCACTAACTGAAACAAGAGGAGATGCTATAGCAGTAATAGATTTAGTAGAACATGGTTCAACTGTATCTACTGTAACTACGCAAGCTGGATTATTAAATACATCTTATGCTGCTGCTTACTGGCCATGGTTACAGACACAATCTGCTACAGGTCGTAATGAATTTATACCTGCATCAGTAGTAATACCAGGAGTATATGCATTTACAGATAGTAGTTCTGCACCTTGGTTTGCACCAGCAGGATTAGTTAGAGGAGGTATTACAGGAGTAATACAAGCTGAAAGAAGACTTACAAGAACTCAAAGAGATACTCTTTATAGTGATAAAGTTAATCCAATTGCTTCTTTCCCAGGACAAGGGATCTCAGTATTTGGTCAGAAAACTTTACAAACTAAAGCATCAGCTTTAGATAGAGTAAATGTAAGAAGATTACTAATTGCATTAAAGAAATTTATTGGTGATCAAGCAAGAACTTTAGTATTCGAGCAAAATACTATTACAACTAGAAACAGATTCTTAGCGGCAGTTAATCCTTACTTAGAATCAGTAGTACAGAGACAAGGTCTTTTTGCTTTCAGAGTAGTAATGGATGACACAAACAACACAGCAGACGTTGTAGATAGAAATCAATTAATAGGTCAAATCTTTATTCAGCCAGCTAAAACTGCAGAATTTATAGTATTAGACTTTACAATCGAACCTACAGGAGCAACATTTGCAGGATAATTTAAATTTAAGATATTTATAATAAAGAATAATTAAAATGGCAGTATTAGATCCAAACGAAATTATGTTTAGAGCCTTCGAACCGAAGGTACAAAATAGATTTATCATGTATATGGATAACATTCCTTCATTCATGGTAAAAACAGTATCAGCTCCAAGCTTTGAAGATGGAGAAGTGGTATTAGATCACATCAATTCATATCGTAAGATAAGAGGTAAAAGAGTATGGAACGATATGGATATGACTTTATACGATCCAATCACACCTTCTGGAGCTCAAGCAGTAATGGAATGGGCAAGATTATCTTACGAATCAGTAACCGGTAGAGCTGGATATTCAGACTTCTATAAAAAAGATTTAACTCTTAACGTGTTAGGTCCTGTAGGAGATGTAGTTTCTGAATGGATTATTAAAGGTGCATTTATAAAAACAATGGCACAAGGAGACTTTGACTGGTCAGCACCTGATGCAGTAGAGTTATCTATGACAGTTGCAATGGATTATTGCGTCTTAAACTACTAATACAGCCTTAAATATAACAGAAAGCTCGAATTTTTCGGGCTTTTGTTGTTTTAAAAAATAATTCTTCGTATATTTATATTTAGAACTAGTTTTAATTAATAAGATTTATGGAACAAACACAAAAATTTCCAACAGAAGTAGTCGACTTACCTTCTCAAGGAAAACTTTACCCAAAAGAATCTCCTTTATCTTCAGGTACTATAGAAATGAAGTACATGACTGCTAAAGAAGAAGATATCTTAACTAACCAGAATTATATAGAAAAAGGTATAGTTGTAGATAAACTACTAAAAGCTTTAATCGTAGATAAGACTATAGATTATAATGAATTATTAGTAGGAGATAAGAATGCTTTATTGATAGCTGCACGTATTTTAGGTTATGGAAAAGACTACGAATTCGATTATGCAGGTATAAAAGAAACAGTAGACCTTTCTTTACTTAATAATAAGCCTTTGCATCCTGATATGGAAAAAGCTAAAGGTAATGATTTTAATTTTACTTTACCTTCTACAGGAACGGTTATTAGTTTTAAAATACTATGTCACGGAGACGAACAGTCTATAGATAGAGAAATTAAAGGATTAAAAAAGATTAATAAAGAATCTTCCGCTGAACTTTCTACTCGTCTTAAATATATGATTACAGGAGTAGATGGAGATACTGAAAAGAAAAATATTAGAGCATTTGTAGATACTAGATTCTTAGCTAGAGATTCAAGAGCTTTTAGAAACTATGTTAGAGACTTTCAGCCTGATGTAGATATGACATTCTATCCAGAAAATGGACCAGACGGAGGGGTCGATATTCCTATAGGTGTTAACTTTCTTTGGCCTGACGCAGCAGTATAGATTATCAGTATTTTCTCAAATACACGAAATAGTATTTCATGGTAAAGGAGGATATGACTATGATACTATATATAATATGCCTATATGGTTAAGAAACTTTACTTTTAGAAAAATGCAAGAGCATTATGAAAAAGAAAAAGCAGAATATGATAAAGTGAATAAAAAAAGTAAACAGTTAAAAGGACCTAAAATAAAAAAACCTTCCTATAGTACAAGGGCTCGCAAATAAGCGAGCCTTAACTATTTATAATAAACTCTTTTTATAATGGCAAACGGAGATAATAATTTTCAAAATGATCCTAGTAACTTCGATTCTAGAAGTCCTATGAACAAATTTGCAAAAGAAGATGCTAAGAATGCTCAAGAGCTTACTTCAGCAGCAAGAACTTTAACTGAAGAATTAAAAGATCAGTTAGGGATCCGTTCGCGTTTAAACGAAACTAAAAGAGAGACCTTAAACATTGCCCGAGATTTAACTAGATCTGCTCAAGAAAATACCATTGAAATAGGTAACGCAGGTAATATCGAAAGACAACTCGCTAAAGATAGAAAGAGAGCCCTTGCTATCGAAAGAGAAAGACAAGATATTGTAGAAAATATGGGTCCTGAACAAATCGATCATGCTAGACGTATCTTTGATATAACTTCTGATATAGAAGAATTAAATAAAAAAATGGCTGAGGCTTCTGAAGAGGAGAAAAAAAGTATAGAAAAGCAGATTATAGGCAAGGAAAAAATGCTAATGGTTACTTTAAAAACTGCTGATGCTGATGTACAAAGATTAGCAGTTCTTCAAGGTATGGAATCAGTTAATAATAAATTAATTGAACAAAGAGAAAAAGAAGCTGAACTACAGCAAAAGATAAGTGATAAAATGGGGGTAACCGGTGCTTTAGTAAAAGGTACCGGAGCATTGATGGAAAGATTGGGTATGAGATCTGGTATTTTCCAAGATGCAATGAAGAATTCAGCTGAAGAAATGCGTAAAATGGCTGAAGAAACCGTAAGAGGAGAGAAAAACTTTAGCAAATTAGAAATTATGCTCAAAGGTTTTAGTACTTTATCTCAAGGGTTTGGTAAAGCATTATTCGATCCATTTACCATTATAACGGCAATAGTAAGTAAATTTTTTGAACTCAATAAAGCTAGTGTAGAATTTCAAAATTTAACTGGTCAAAATGTAGGAATACAAGCAGCACATAATAATAAATTAGCAACTGCAGCTGAAGTTATAGAAACTATGACTGAGTTTACCAAAGAAACTGGCCTTAATGCAGCCAGTGTATTTGATTCAGATACTCTAGGTAGAATGGCTGAAGCTCAAAACCTTTTAGGATTATCAGCAGCAGAATCAGTAAAATTAGGACTTTTTTCAAAAGTATCAGGAGATAATTTTAGAGATAGTCAAGAAGCAATAGTAGCTGGTGTTAACGGAATAAATGAACAATTAGGTGCTTCAGTAGCTCACGGACAAGTTATGAGAGATGTAGCTAATACGTCTGAAGATATAGCTATTAGCTTAGGAGGCAATGCTGGTAAAATAGCAGCTGCAGCAACAGCAGCAAGAGCTTTAGGTCTAGACTTACAAAAAGTTAACGATATAGCTGATGGATTATTAGATTTTGAGCAATCTATACAAAACGAATTAGAAGCTCAACTACTTACCGGAAAAAACATTAATATGAATAAAGCTAGGGAATTAGCTTTAAATAATGACTTAGAAGGATTAGCAAAAGAATTATCTAAACAAGGTATTAACGCAGCTGAATTTGCTAATATGAATAGAATACAGCAAGAAGCTGTAGCTAAGTCTTTAGGATTATCTAGGAATGAACTAGGTAAAATGGTAGCAGCACAAGCAGCCCAAGGGGAAATAACTAAAGAACAGGCTGCTAAAATGCAAGGAATGACTCTAGAACAGTTAGAGCAAGCTGAAGCAGCTGAAAGTTTGAAAAAAGCATTTGGTAAAATAGCTGAACCATTAGCAAGTATCTTAAATGCTTTAGCACCAATTTTAACAGTTGTAGCAAAAATTGTATCTTTTGTAGCTCCATTTGCTGCTCCTATATTTTTAGCAGTTAAAGGATT